TTATTTCATTCTCATGATCTGTCAAATTACCTTGTATAGTATCGTCGTTGGTATCAAGTTCATCTAACGCAGCTTTGACATTACTAGCTGACAATCGATAGTGTGATTTGTGAATCAAACGTGATATCCCTCACAACGCCAGTGAAAAAATCACGAGTCTGATTGTTCGAGTGTTGCTTGATGATGGCGTTTTTAAATACTAACTGGGAGACGATATTTGTCATTTCGCCGTTGTCATTTTTGAGCGTTGCTGACATGTTCGCCGCTTCACTGCCACCACCGACGCGCAACGGTCGGCGTAATGTCGATACTGCTAATAATGTGGGGTATCTGATGGATGGCAAAGCAATATCAATTGGCTCACGTACCGAGTAAAAAGCTGTAATCGGATTATCGCCAATCTCAAGCCAAACAATCATTATTGATACAACGCACTAAATTCGATTGACGTGGACTGCACTCGCTGATCTCGATTATTGAGATTGAATGCAAACTGATCAACCGGCTCAAACGTATCGCCCTCCCAATGCAGCAGGTAGCCTTCATCGTAATTCGTGTTTGGAATCAGTCCGATTGGTTGATCATTGTTTAGTTTTATGTAGTCAAAAATATCAGTTAATTTATTGATATCTGACTCTGACAGAAATCCAGTCTCATCATTTGTTTGCCATTGCCCTCGATACTCTAATCGACCGGTATAGCCGTCAGCAATGTGTCTACCAACAATTGCATTGCTTCCGCGCAACATCAATTTGCTAGGGCGTATAATCAACTCATCAGCATCAGCGTTCAGATACACCGACTGACCACACCACACCCAAGCCAGCCAAAAATTATCGGCACCAGAAACAATAATTTCCAGCTTTCTCACAGATGATTGCGCGGTATCGAGTGAATCGAATATCACGTTTTTGTTGTGTACAAGTACTGTCGAGTAAAGCTCTGAATCTCCAGAATCAAGCAATCGTGCTGTAATCGTCGCACCCGCTGGCAATAGATGCCATGCAACCGCGATCATATCGACAACCTGATCGTTGGCAAACTCAAACGTCAATGTGCCGCCAGAAGCGCCAGGCGACCAATATTCTCTGCTGGGCAGTGCTGCATGACTCGGCGAATATGGCTGCACAACAGTAAAAGCAAAAGAATCACCGTCTTGATATGACACGCCAGCGCCTTCACCGAAATTTGCCGACAGGCCATCTGACAATGCCACCGTCGCATCAATATCCATATCCGCAGACCAAGCGTCCGCATTTTTACGCCACCGGAACTGATTGAGCATTACTGCAAAACTCAGCGTATCACCGATAGCACTCGGGACATTGCCAACATTTATAGTAAACCCTAACCCGTCATCACTGTATGCCGCCGGCGATTCGGTATTGACCGTGTAACCAGAGTAAGCGCCATAAACATCACCATGCACCGACCACGTTTGATTATTGTCACCGCTACGCCCGTTTTGCATTTGCAACGGCTTGCGCGCAACGATGTCAACAAGGAACGTATCCCCCAACTGATAAAACCGATTATCGGCAATGCTAGACTCGCCAGCTTCTGGCAATATCGACACAGTGATTGTGTCACCAACCGAAACATGATCATCACAACCAATGGCCACAACAAAACCGGCCATATCGAGACTAACAAACCGCTGATTGCCAGCAGCGTCATGCACCTCTTTAACGAGATAGTACGGCTGATTTGTAAACATGGGCGGATAGCTGCGCCCATCGCTACCAGTCGCAACCCACCAATGAGTTGCGCTCTCGTCATTCACCCAGCAGTCGGAGCCTGAAACGCTACCGCTTCCGCCACTGGGTTGGCTAAAATTTGGCTGCAACCCCGCATCTGCGCGCACTTTGTTGAGTTTTTGCCGATATTGATCAGGGTATGTTGATCCATCCGTTCTGAGAAATTCTAGTGAGTTTTCCGCATCATCAGCTTTTTGCAATTGAGCATCGGCAAGCAATTCAACAAATACAGCATCGTATGCAGCCAAAGCCGTTGGAATTGCTTGCAGATCATAAAGCGCCGATTGAAATTCGGCCAAAATATTCGATAGCATCACGGCATTGTTTTTGTACTGATATTCATAGGCACCCGGTTCGCGCCCATTGGCTATGGTATACAGAAATGTTAAGCCGTCAATTTTATTACTATACCAGCTCCACAGTTCTGATATTCGGGATTGTATTGTAGCTGGAATCGTTGCCAATTCGGCACCCCCTAATATATTAGCTCTAACTACGTTAACGGGATCAGCACCGACACATGACGCGTCAAGCGCTCCGGTAATCGTTGCATTTTCACATGTGCATCCATCAGCCGGTCGCGGTCGGTACTCAAATGTAATATCAATCGGTTTCGCATTCGGCCCCAGCACGTATTCACGCACACACGCTTGCGGAAATGTTGTGTCAGTGCCATTGTCAGCGGCAAAACTAGTGCTACTAATAGTAACATCACCCGTCACCGGATCAGCCGTCTCACCAACCTGATTTGTAGCCGATCTTTTCGGGATGGTGAATTGAACACCTTTATTAAAAAACAGCGAACCTGTTACCGCTGCCCCCATTGAGCCGCTACCGCTTCCAATCACATCCCACGACTCTGCGCCTTGCGCTCGATTACTAGTGCAGCGTATTGATATTTGCTCATTGCGCTCTGCGTTGGCCGCATTCAGCCCAATATCAGTAATCGTTTTGATATTGTCGGAGCCAGTAGCATCAAAACCGAGATGGAAGCTATTAGTCAAAAAGGGAATATCTTCCGCATCAATGCCGCCCGGTGTTTTGTCCTGTATCAGCACTGGCGGGGTATCGCCCGGCCCAACAATCTCAACCAAACCTGACCCAAGCAGCGCTTTGATTAGATCGAAAAACGTAACTAGATTGCTGTATGTCTCGCTACTGCTGGCAGCAACAAATGACCACGTGATACCACTATCGCTTGTCGTTGCGCCTAGCTCGCTAGAATCAAACGAAGGCTCTGAACCACCAGACGTGCCTGCGACCGTCGCTTGAAAAACCTTGCCACCAGATGTCGCGACATCACCGGATGCGTATGCGGTTGATGCTACCCATGCACTATCGATCACCGCAACAGTGACAGCATAAGTACCTGTTACCGATTTTATTACCGCATTTTCAGCGACCGACCGAGCAAGCGGAGGATCTACGATGTAAACCTCTTTCCCCTCTTCAAATCGTCGGTACTGGCGGTACACACGCGGATCTGAACCGAACGAAAACCGCTTCGTATCGGGATGTATTTGGCCGTCAGCGTCCAGCCCATACGCACCACCAAAGTCATAACCCGGCCCTTCAAAACGGTGTTCATCTTGAGTCATTGCCGCCGGTGCGCTATTGCCGCTATTGCTGTATGTAATGCCTGATCGGTCATTAGTGATCGTGATCGCATTACCGCCAGCGCGACCAATTTTTGATTTTAGCGTGTAACCGTAAAAATCGAGTTTTGCGTATCGATCCGATATACCGAGATCAATAAGCCGTGCCGTGATGTTTTGCGCGGGTACTGCCGCAGTCGCAGTTGCGCTAGTTAATTCAGTGCCAATGCCAGCACCAACAAATACCGGCTGACTAGTGCGCCTTGTCGTGCCGGTGCCGGATCTGATCTCAACGTCAAACGTTGCATCGTCGTTATCGGTATAGTCGCCAGTCAGTGATACAGTGCCGACGCTATTACCTGATCGCACAGGATTTGATGCGGTCACGGTGCCGCTTGCGGATTTAGTTGCGCTAGCAGTGATCGTGGCATCAGCGCAAAGATTGTCTTTTTGACAGAGAAATCTCTGATTGCCGATTATCGTTGTATCGACTGGCGTAATGTCGGTCATCCGCTGAGTTGCCTTTGACGCTCTAGTGCTGGATTCACAAGATCGCGCACAACATTATTATTCAATCCGTTTCTTACGATCTGTTCAGCAAATCGATCCGGCGCGATCAATGGCACCACTGTTACATTTGTTATGCCACCGCCGCTACGGTTGGTTGATCGTTGATTGTCGCGTGGCTCCGTGTCTCGATTATCAGCGTTGCGACTTTTTTCCTGATTACGCAACCGCTCTTTTTCTGCTGAGTTAATATCATTGAGTAGCCGCAAGCTTTGCTCAAGCGCTGCAATAGCTTCGCGATCACCGGCAGCTTGTGCCTCACGCAATTGATTTTGCAGCTCTAATTTTTCACGCTGAAACCGCAGATTGAGTAATTCGACTTCATTCCCTTGTAATTGCAATAGCCGCTCTTGTAGCCCTTGCAATGTTCGATTTGCGCTCTCTTCCAGCCGATCCAGCTTTTGACGAGCATCATCAATGGCGTCACGCAACGGCCCTAGATTCTCATCGCCCAATAAGCCAAATCCAGTTTTTGCCAAATGCGCCGCGCGCTCCAAGTCGCCCAGACTACCGCAACCGGACTCGCCAAGATTTTCGATTGATGCCGTGAGTTTGTCGGCCTCTTCTTTTTGCGCGAGAAACGATATTTTTGTTTGCAGTTCCGCCTGTTTGACCTGATTAATAAATTCAGTAACACCTTGCGGTCGGAGCGTAAAGCCTTCGTTTTTCAGTGCCGTGATTTGCTGGCGTAACTGATCAATCGCGTCCCCACTTGGTTTTGCAAATGTATTAATTATTGAGTTCGCGCCATCGGATAGCTGAGAGTCGAGATTGAAATCAAATAACGCTAACGCCTCCTCGCTCAACTCAGAAATTCTATCCCGCGCACCTTGCCATGCATCATTCATCGCTTTCACGAGCGACGTTAGATTTTTAACACCTTCGGCTTGTTTTTCGGTCTCTTGCGTTATCGCTTTAGATGATTGATGGGATTCAGATAGTTTTTTATTCCCCTCGGATATTGCACCAGACATTTCTTTGGCTGCCGCGCTTGATCCTTGAAACTCAGCGCCAACGCTAACCACAGCGGAATCAATACCAACCGCGCCTTTAGCTGCAGAATCAATTGCACTGGATACGCCTTGAACATTTAATTTAACTGATGCTGCGTTTTTGGCAGCCTGCTCAAGCACATTTGAAAGACCAAGCGCGCTCGCTTGAGACTGTATTAAATTGATTGCCTGCTGTTTTTGCGACTCAGAAAGCTGACTGAATTTTGAAATTATTTGCTCTGCTGATGCAGTAAATGAGGCTTGCAAATCAGAAGCTGCAGACTGCCCTGACAGACGCAATCTAGTAAGCTCAGCATTTGCCTCTTTGAATCCATTGACTATTTCGATTGGAGCGTTGGCGCTAAAATCAGAGAGCGAGCCACTGGCCGCATCAACGCTGGATTTTATTTTATTTGCTTCCGACTCTAGCTCGGTTAGTTTTTTCTTTGTTAATTCAAGCCCTTGCTTTAAAACGCTCGACTCTAACCCGGCAGATTGCAATGATTCCTTTAGCGCAATAATTCCAGCAGGTGTTTTGATGTCATCAATTGCAGCGCTTAACGCAGCAATCACTATGCCCGAGTCTGTCCCTGATCTTCGGATATTCTCCATCACAGAGGCAACGGTATTTATTTTACCAACCTGAAAATCATTAAGGCTTTTCTTAATAAGTTCGATTTGAGATGACGACTCTTTCGATGAATCGACTAAAGTGCGTATCGATTTAATTGTATTATTTACCGCGTCGCCAGGCTCTAGCGCTGACAGCTTCGATCTCAGGTCAGCTAGCACCTGATCGGCATTTGCCCCATTAATAAAAATATCATTAACAGCGTCAGACGCAGCTCTAATGCCAGCATCACTATCTAATTTCAATGCATCAGATAGTCCATCAAATACTATTTTTGTGTCTCCAGCGCGACTGGAAATATTCTCAAACGCAGAAATAATGCGGCTTTCTTGCTTTGATATGCTATTACCAACGGCGGAAATATCTAATTTATCGAGCGCGTTTTGGTACGACTCCGCAGCTTCATCGGCCTTAACCTTTAGCCTGCCCTGTGCTATTTCTATGTCTTCAGCTGCCTGTATCTGAGCCTCAGCCGCTCTTTTCGACGCCTCGGCCTGCTCATCTATTGCGTTGCTTGTTCCGCTAATTGCCTCATTTAGCAATAAATTTCTATCTACCACTCCATCCAAATACCCTTGGATATCTCCCTCTACCAACGCCTGACCTAATCTTTGGAAATCCTCAACAACAACAGCGGCAGCGCCTGATACACGTTGAACACCATCAACCAAAAATCCAACACTTGAGCTAGCAAAATCAAACACCTCACTAAGCCCTTTTCCTGCCTGAGCCTTCTCAATTGTTTCCGTTAACTCGTTTTTAAAACGATTAACCGAGGCGCTTAAATTATCAACATTTTTCGCTGAGTCTAAATTAAATGTGTTTTCAAGCTCTTGAGCGAACGCAGGTAAAAACTCTTCAGCGGTCAATTTCCCTGTTGACACTAATTTCACCAGCTCCTCTGTGGTAACGCCCATAGCCCTAGATGCGACCTGCAATGCTCCTGGCAATCGGTCACCAAGTTGTAACCTCAGCTCCTCCATGGAAACCGTGTTTTTTGAAATGATTTGCTGAACCGCGTTTAGTGCGCCATCAATTTCGGCTGACGATCTACCAAGAACTGACATTGATTGAGCTACCGCAACAAATATACGCCTTGACCTTTCACCCTCTAATGATGTTCCTTTCGCTGCAGCCGCAACCCTTAAGTAAGCCTGCCCAGTATCAACAAGATCAACCCCTAGCCTATCAGCCGTTTTCCTCACGAACTCGAACTCATCAGCGGCCTTGGCTGAATCATTGGTGATCGCGACAAAGCCTTTTTTCAGTGACTCAAGCGATCTCGTTGTATTTAAAAAAGCAGTTCCACCGAGAGCAAGCCCGATGCCTTGAAGTCCCTGTGTTAACGCCTCACCCGCTAACCTGTTTTCTTTTATGGCATTTTTTGTTTTATTGAGTCCTTCTCGGACTTTTCCAGTTGGATCTGGTATTTGCCTTGCAAATGATTGCGTTGCTTGCTGTATGTTTGCTGAAAGAGTTTTTGCAGCATCGCCCGACTTTAATAGTTGACCGGTCGTTGTCGCCAACTCGCTTCTTAATCGCGACTGCCCTTTTTCTAAATTCCCAGTGCTAATATTTGCCGCATCTAATTTTTGCCGATAATTTTGCAGTTGTGACGTAGCAGATTCGTGCAAAGCTTTTAGCGTACTCACGGCTTTCGCGTACTTGCTTGTACTAGCAGCACTCAATTTTACGGCGCGATTTAATTTTGTTGTTTCTGCATTTACATTTTTCAGGCTAGAACGCGAATCTGATAGCTCAGCGCTCAATTTTTTTATTGTAGTTTGCAGTTCAAAATAATTTGATGTTTGCTGGGCACTTATTTGCTCGCCATCTTTTAATGCTTTATTTATATTGGCGAAGCTGGCTTTTGCTGCCGCCAAACTGGCAGATAAATTCGCAACAACATCTTTAAGCTCTTTTTTTCTTGCCGCAGACGCGGCCGCAGCCGATTCGCTCTCCTTTAGCGCATTGTTAGCAGATGCCTCGGCGGTCTCTTGCTTTTTTAATTCCGCAGATAATGCGGTTGATTCTTGTTTCAGCTTACGAAACGCATCAACAGCCTCTTGCGTTTCGTTCAGTCGATTAACCTGATCTGCTAAACGTCGAACATCATTTGATAGTGACGGAGTGATCGACTCCAGGGAATGAAGCTCCGCAACGAGATTATCAAAGTTTTTCTCGCCAGTTACCTCAACATCAATCCGCAGTCCGACACGCTCAATTGCCATAACGACTAATCAACAATAGCTGATGGAATTACACCGCCTGTTACTGGCGGCCAAAGCAGGTACATAACACCAATCGTTGAGGCGACCGCATTACCTAACGCGACACGGAAACAGTCAAATCCGTTAGCTGTATCAAGATCAGATTTTGCAATCTCGATTTGATAGAGCGCCGAATCGTTGTCGGTAGCTAGTGTCGTAAATGTGTCCGCTGCAACAACAGTCGATTGCTGGTTATCTGCCGCATCCGTATCAAGCGTTGCAAACATTTCGCTAAATCCAAGCGCTTTGGAGTCCGCGCCTTCGGTGTCCGTTGCTTGCTCAAGTGTTACCGCGCTACCGGTGACGGTAGTCGCATTTTTGACCAGAATGAACGCCGTCACACGCTCATAATATTGCAGATTAATCCATAACGGATCGGCGCTAGACGGCACCGTAGCCGGAAACGCAACAACCGCCTTGGCTTGTTGCACAAGTGGCGATGCTGATGTAATGCTAGCCATCAGACCGCCTTCCCATCAACCATCAGGTCAGGAATACCAGCAACAGTTTGAATATTCATCGTAAAGCTTACTTGCTTAAGTGTTGACTCATCCGTAACTAACCCAAGGTCGCCGTCAGGGGTCAGCTCAACCTTGTGCGCTACCCAGTTTTTGCCAAAAACCGGTGTTTCCGAGTCTTCGACAAATCGAAACGTACCGACTAGGCTAGTGCCAGATCCAGTTTGCAGGCGTGTGCGAGTATTGGCGGTCGGCGTGTAATTAGCCCAAATCGCGTGAGGGAACGTGTCAGGTGATATCCATTTAATACGCAAACCCTCATCCGTGTTGGTTTCTAACTCATAGTCAGTACCGAGGACATATGTTTCTTGCGCATCAGAAACACGCTTAAATGTAACTGTGCCATTTACCACCGTATCACCTAACGCCTCTGTTGGCCATGCTGGCTCGCTCGCATCGGTAGTGCCTGCATCAACGACCGCCCATACCGTGTTATCATCCGTGACTTTCTCTACCGCATCACCAACTGCATATGCTGTGTCTGCTGCCCACGCCGCAATCCCGCTCGGGAATGACATAATACTTACAGTCGTGCCGCCGATTACACCAACCGGATTAGATGTGGTTTGACCTAACTGGTAATGGCGATTCGCCTCAATGCTATCAGTCCAGATGATTTCATCCGTGACCGCACTAGCGGTTTGTGTCACCGTGACTTTTTCAGCGGATAAAAATAGCTTTTTCAGCTCAGCAGTAACCGATAACGATGTCAATTTAATCGACTTTGATCCCTGCGTCGTTTGGGTGAAAATCACCGGACGGCCTACAGATCGGCGAGAGCGACGCTCGGTTTTGTCGCCTTGCTCGATTGTGAGGTTGATTTCTTCCGGCTCACCCATATCGATTTCGCCAGATCGATTATTATTCACATCCCATGGGTCAAAATACGCTACACCAGACCCAATCTCGACGGTGCTACCAACATCTAACGCAGTAATAGTCATAATAAAAACTCCAGCTACGGGATTCTACTGTCATCACGACAGTAATAATATTTAGCGATTAGATGATGAGTTGACGAACTCCAGACTAAACGCTCGCGTAAATACACCAGTGCCCGGCAAATACTCGAATGCTTCAGGCGGTGTCGTTGCTTTCAGTGCTGATGCCTGCCCGGCTTCATTTGCAAATGCGAAACCGTGCAGCGCTTTATCTACATGATACAGCAGCGGCCCAGCGTCACGGCGTACATGTGTATTGTATTCCGTATCAGCTCGATTTCGTGCCAACACCGCCACCATCCAGATTTGTTGCTCTTGCATGACATGCCGCTTGCTGTTCACAATTTGATGCTGCGAAAATATCAAAAATGCCGCCGGTGCTTTGCCGCCATACTCTAAGACCTGCTCGACATTCAGTGCTGACTGAACATGCTTGAAATGATCAGGCTTGAGTGTCTGCAACTGCTCAATGATGTATTGCTCTGGCTCGAAGTAGTCATTGAGCACCAGCATCAACCAAACGCCTTTTTAATAAATTGATTGGCCGCATCATTGACCGCGTTACGCTCGTCTGAGCCATAACCAATGTATTGACGTTTTGGCATACGCGCCGCACCTTCATTATGCACAGCAGCATACTCTAGCGTGTTGGTGAATACCTCGGCATAATTCCGACCAAACCCAAACCGGATGCTGGCCCGCAACCGTCCGGTATCCGTTAGTGTTTGACCGCCTTCGCGTTGCGCTCGCTTTGACGGTTTCCAGCTTTGCCCATCAGGATCACGCTCTTTCACAAACCGAACAATGACGTTTTGATGTAGTTTTATTGCAATATCGCGATTCAGTTGACGAACATCTTTAATACGTCGTGCGGCTTTGGCGTATTTTTTGATCACGCCGGGGTTGGTTATTTTGACGCCCATCAATGCACCGCCTGATCATTATTCATCAGCGGATACTGCAAGTTCGTCATGACCAACCCGCCCGGTTTTTGTATATTCGCAATACCCAAATCTAGCGCTATTTTCCCACTAGCAACATCGCGAAACCATGCCAGCGCGGCAACGTTAGCCGTATAAACATACTCAGGGTAATTGTCGTCATACAGAATGAATCGGCATAAATCGAGCGTGTACCGTTTTGCATCAAGTGGGGTTTTAGTGGGGGCAGTGGTATCAATAACGGGATAACCGGCACGAATATAACCGCTAGCTATCGCATTACTTTGATCGCAAGCAGACTGCAAATTATCGAGCGCAAAATCAGCCTGATTTCGTAGATCTTGAGTCCAGCCAGTACGATCACCATCATTAATCGTGACCCGCAAATCATCACCAGACACCTCATGATGATCATCTCTAATTGCTCGCTGCGCAATCTCATCGTCGCCGAATTGATCAATCATATCTATCGGAGTAATTAGAGTAATATCAGTCATAGCACTGTCACCGGCAATAAAGCGGTTGAGTCACCACCACCGCCGCCACCACTTGCAAAATCAATACTAACCGAATCACCCGCAGCCAATGGCCCTGAACAAAACACAGACTCACCTTGCCTATACGCATACAACCAATAGTTGGTATTTGTGGGTATACCATCAAAAACCACATTTGATCCATACATGGAGTTTACTTTTTTTGGTGCTGACATATTCATATACAGATCTATTAAGGCATTTCCACCATCCCCTACGGATACAGAAATACTTCCTGGAGGGATATTATTTCGTATAGTAAATACGGCGGTTTGCTTAATTATGCGTACATTAGATGCCCCCATAACCTAACTCCAAAGCCCCTCATGGGTGCTTATCAGTAGTTGCCCGCTGTTGTACGCAAAGAATGCTCGTGTTTCATCTGCACCCGACAGATCCCCGGAGTCTACCAACACCTCCTGCTCAGCAAACACATGCCCACCTGGTGGCGTCATACAAATTAAAACTCCTGGGAATAAGGCGCGGTAGTCCCCAGTCGTGTTTGCGTCTTTCAGAACAATATTACTCACAGCGGTCTGATCCACAGTCCCATGAATAGGGCTGTCATATATACCGTAAGGCCACGTTCCACCAGTGTAGTAGTTTAAGTATAGGCCTGGGTTATTTACAGTTCCGTCTAAATTAGAAACCCATGCCCCAGAATTAGCATAGGCGTTTCGCCACATATCATAAGTATAGCTAAATCCGGACGAGGCATCATTTACCAGAATAAAGCAGTTATTAACGTCGTTCGATGATAACGGTTTTATACCTGGGCCAAAAGCCAAAAAGGATTGGTCATAATTATTTGCTGTACCTGTTCCGTAATGACACACTAAAATAAAAAATTTCTGATTATAGTAACAAAACCATTCACCAGGGTCTGTTACGGCGTTTGTATCTCGTCCGTTCATGTATCCCGGCGCTGGGCCGAACTGATCTGTCCCTACCTCTATGGCTGTCATGTTCCTATAGCACGTTATTTCGGCATACGCGCCCCCTCCACCACCATTGTTCACGTTGATGCAGAACTCACCGCCGCTGATGTGATTTTTAAAAACTGTGACATCTGGCGCAGGAGTAAACGGCTCAGTCCATGCACCGTCTGGATGTGGGTTCGTTACTAGGCAATAGCGCAGCACATCAACAATCCCTGTTGTTGTTCTAATATCAGGCGCACCTAGGCTGAGATGATTTAATGTTTTCGCGTCAGTCATGAGTATGATTCTATCCCAACTGTTAGACCTGCCGTGCTGCCGCCTGCGCTTGTTACGACGGCTCTAATCTGAGCGCCGAGAAAACCGAGGTGTGCCGCTGCGTCCTCAGTTAATGCAGTCAGGCTAGAAATTGGGTATGCCTTGCTGTCGTGTTTTCGGCGGATTTCAATAGCCACGCTAGCGCCATCCCACGCATCCGCATGAACAAACAACGTGTTCGCACCATTTGCAAAAGCATGACGGAACTGTGCTGACAACCCAAAATCGATCCATTCGCCGGTCACGTTGGCGGAAACATTCTCAAGCAAGTATCGCATTATGATTTCGCCTGCGACTGCGAACGTGTTTTTGATGCGGCTGGTTTTTGAGTAGCCTTACGCTCGCCGAAAATTTCGTGCTTCTCAGGATCGAAATCGCGTTTATTGATGATGAATTTAGAGTCCATGTCGGCATTGTCCTTGAAATTATGAATCTCTACTGTTTCGAGTGTCGCCATAATATTTCCTCTAACGCCGCATCGTGCGGCGTTGAAATTCAACCTATATTAATTTTCGCGAACACGTACAGCCAGACGCGGATCTAGTGTCGTTACAGCCCAGAGCGCATCAAGCGCGACCTTAATTCGATTATTGTCGCCCTCATAAAACATCCGTGCGCGCAATGATAGGCCGGTAACTGGATCAGTCTGCATCGAAATGCGAGCGCCCATTTCATTAGCGATTTGCGGTAACTCTGCGAATTTTAACCCAAACGCCGCTTTGTGAAATGCCAAATTCACGGTTTTTGTTGAAGCTGATGCCCCAGCTTCGAACGTAACCACCGCATTATCTGCGTAAGCGGCCTGGAGTGGCGGACTAATTTCGATATTGCTTACAGCACTACCAGACACGGTGAGCGTGGCGGTGCCAACATATGAGTATTTTTGATCATTCCCAGCGATTGAAAATGTATCACCTGGCTCGATTGTGTCTGCATCAGTGAGCGCATCAATGCTAATAGTTGTCGCGCCTTTGGCACCAGCGCCATTAAGCGCACCAGCAGTATCGGCCATAGCTCCAGTAGTGTGACTTGGAGTATTTTGATTTGCAAACAGATCAAAGCCGAATTTTCTACCAAGGTCGCCAGTGGTTTGAGTGCTAACACCGACAGCACCAGCGCCATCATTCTGATTGAACGCGGTCAGATTGAGTAACGCCGCTTCCATTGCTCCGCCCATCATTAATGCCCGCATACCGTCATTGGGGGCTTTCTGATTAAATAATGCTTGACGAGCTGCTGTTACATCGGCGACACCAGGCGTAACGCCCGCAATAACCGAGCTAGGGACGTGCTTATAGAGGTTCGTTAATGATTGATCAATTTTATCAGCCAGAGCATAGGCCGCTGGGTTGATGTGCTCCTCAATGAAGCGCTGACCAGCAAAGGCAAGCTCATCCTCATACACGGCGAACTTGACTTCATGCCATTGATCATAGGTGATATCGACCTCCTCAGTATCGACGTCTTGTGTTGTGCCGCCGGTGCTTGTATCAACTGCGGTTGCGGTAAAATTTGAGGGGCGGCGCATTTTGCCGGTGCGTCCGCTGCGAGGAATCTGCTGCAAATCTGTATCCCGGTACACTCTACCGGCCATACCGAGATTATTTGTAAGATACATCAAAGCATTATTGACATAAAATAATGGATCATACGCATTCAGTGCATTAAGCATAAAAACTCCATCTGTAGGGCTAACGATTTCCAGACGAAAACATTACCCTGCGGGATTAGGGCGTCATCACGACGCGCATTATAAACATCACCCGCCAACCAGACGGGCTTACTATTCTATCGTTTCGTAGCTCGGCAATCCTTGCTCTTGTGCTGCTTTCGTTGCTTGTTTGACCTTATTAAAGTCATTAGCGTCCTCGCGGCTCAACTGCCAAGGTTGCCGCGCACCACCGCCACCACTACCACCAGTTGCACCGCCACCGCTGTGACCAGCAAACCAATGCGGGCGTTGATCCTTCAGACCAGACAACCACTCACCGGGTGTAATCGGCTTTCCACTTTCGCCCAATTCTGGCTCACCGGTATCGGATGGATATATCAAGCTACCATCTTCTGCAACTTGCCAACCGTTGCCGCCGAGCATTACCGCATCATCGATAGCGGTAGGTACTAGCATTGTCGCTGCGGCTCTGCGAATCTCGCCTTCAATAATCTTTTGCTGCAACCGCTTTTCGCTGTTGGCCTTGGATTCTGAAATCTCGTTGAGTTGTGTTTGCAGAGTGTCATACTTTTTCTGCCACGCCTCAGTGTTTTTGCCTACGAGCTTTTCGCTAACAAACTCAAGATTGCCATCGGCCATCGCCTTGAGCAATTCATTCTGTTCTAGCTGTTGCTGTATTTCCATTAACCGCTGCAACCCGGCATCACCGCCGACAGTCGCATTCATCGCATCCAGCTTTTGCTGTAATTCACTGCTCTGTTGTTTAGCCGATGATGCTGCGTCTTTTTGCCGTTGCAACGCAGATTTGAGGCCGCTTACGTCTTCGACACCATCGACATCCAACACGTAGCCGTCACCATCAGGCAAATACACTGCCTGTAGATTTTGATCGATACTGCTGTACTCGTCAGCAGTCAGTTTTAACTTTAATGCCATTTAATTAACTCGTAATTGCGCATCCTTCGGATACATATTGACAAATATACATCTAAAATTATCTCGTTACAAATCAGACCTGAGCCATGCCTGCGGATGTCGCCGCCGCAATTGTGTCAACGTCAACTCATCGCCTTGCCGACTAGTAAAGCTATCTAACTCCAAATTGCCAGCCAAAAACAACCGTGCTTTGCGTTTACCCAGTATCTCATTGATAACCAACTCAGGCTGTTTTTTGAGCCAGTCATTATAACTCAGCGTATTCGGCAAATCGTCCTCTGATAGCAGCGGCATGGCTACTGATCGGCAGCGCGGATGCCTTGGCGGCCATGGGGATTTATCGCCTACCTTATAAACCTTGTTTGACCGGCCTCTGCACTCGGCGCTTGTGCGACGATCCAGTACGGCCACAAATTGCCAATACTCGACCTGTGCGCGTTCCATGCTATGTTTGAGTGCAAAATTATTAAAATACTGCACCGCAGTCCGCACAATTGTTTCAACATTATGTCGACTGAGGCGCGTCAATACTCCATCATTGAATCTGCCAGACGGTGTTCCACGCAACCTTCTGACCAAGCTATCAGTCGATTCGCCCTCAATAAAACCGATGCGAATTTCATCAAGAATTTTCCGCTTTTTCTGATCGCCGAGACTATCAAACCACTCTCCCAAAGTCCGCCCACGGAACGGCTGACCAATTGCAGCAGCATAAACATCATCGGTGTTGAGGCGTGTTGTTGCCGCTACCCCGATTACCGACGTTGGCGTTGATGATGGATTCGCTGCTGTTGCGAGATCATCATAAAAATCAATCTCTGAATTTACTAGCTCACGCAACTCGTCCTCAAGGTTTGCCTGTAATCGCACATTGCCTGCGTCTATCATTGACACGATGTTTTGCTCTAACAGTAATAGCCGTGACTGCGCGAAATCAGTCAAATCAACATCAGATATTTGCCGCATGATGTCATCATCAATCTGATTCAGTAGCGCTACAATTCTACGCACAACGCCGTTTTTGTATCGCTCCATGTCGATTGCATGACGCAACGTAGTGTCAAGGATCTCATCGGCTGATGCCATGTGCGTAATTACGCCTCTCTACCCATTACGCCTAACTGATCTGTTTCTGACTGGATCCGTTCTTTGTCTACAGTAAAATCATATGCGTCCATAAGTACCCCTCGGCGCTTCAACTCCATACCCAACCATTCAGCGCTGAGATTATTTGTCACCGCCAGTTTGTGCAGGATATCCAACTCTGGCCCCATTTCCATAGGTATGCCAAAATCCGTGTTGATGTAAATCTCGGGTTCTGCTGGAACCTGCGCCCACTCCGCAGCAATAGCTAATGCATCAGTCAAAGCGGCTTGCAGATCAACAGCCCAGCCCCACAAAACACTCTGAGCCTGCGCGGTATCGATTGCTTTTTCGGTAGCCGTCATTGTGCCTGGCCGCTGCTGCAAGATTGGCCCCAACGACAATACAGCCATCTCATCTTTGAGAGTTTTCAACTTCTCTTCGCCATACTCTAATGCTGATATCGGAAACTCCAAATATTCCAGCCGCGCATCAGGACTCTCAGCAGTAATCATCTGATGCATACCGATTTGCAGTGGTGCGCTGTCTCGCTCACTACCGTCAGGTGATGTAACGCTACCGGGAAACCCAGAGCCAAACAATATTAATGATCTAGCTGCGTTACTGGCTAGCTTTTGCATACTGCCTTCTTGCCAATGCTCTAGGTTTTTCATTGCCAGATCATACAGCGGACTGATTGCCTGATATGCACCCATCTGCTGAGTGTAGTACGTCACGACTGGTATTTTACCCAGAGTGTTTGGCATCTCTTCATGCAGGTAATAATCGTCATTGTCGTTTTTTCGCCAGATCTGCGAGCGCTCGCGATAAAAAACCCTGATCTGTTCAACCTCAGTGTCACCAAACTCACCATCATCAGCAGTTACAATCTCGCGATATCGAAACTGCACCAATTCCGATCTACCTGCTATTTTTTCTGTTTTCCATCCGATCACGTCAGGCGGAGCCAAGCTAATAAAAAATGGTCTTGCGCCTTGTGCCCGATTGTCCGCTAGCGTGATCATCCTGTCGGACTGTGCCGGTGGAAAATCGACTAGGACATACATCAACCCGTAATGCATCGCATTGACGAAAAGCTGTGTTGCAAATGCGTTAATGTTGTTGCCGTCAATATCGATTTCATTACCCAGCGATTTTAGGTATTCGCCGCTATCGTCTAGTATCTCGACTGGAGTAGAAAATATTTTTCCACGCAATGACTGGATGCTGTACTTGTAAGCGTTATACAGAAAACTGATTGATAGGCGCTGATAATAAGGATCTTCAACCGTGCCATTTTTGCCTGCTGGTGCGTTTTCACTGTATTGTCGTGGCAGGTATTGCGTGGTCGCCTCACGCATTGCGAGTGTGCCTCGGTATAGCCTCACCGGCAAATCCCAATACTGGCTATATTCGTGATACGCTTTGCATGGGGTGTCTACTGTGCTCATTATTGTATGCGCTGCCGATGTGTTGATATTTGATCATTATTGCTGATAACAGGATACTCTCTGACAATAAAATATCCTAATGCATCAGACAAATGCGTTAATTTCAGGTTGCTTTTTTTGTCGATTTGACCACTGCCACCCTCAAGCGCTACCACGCCCTCAAAATCCTTTACAAGATTAGGTGCTTTACTCGGGTCAACTTTCAGCCGAACGTCACCGCCGCTTGATTTTAATCGCGTATTCATGGAATTCACTCGACTGCGTTCGGTCGGATTGGCTTTCGGCACATTAAATTTCACTCGATAGTTGAATGCTGGCTGCAGCTCCTGCTTAATCAGATCCCAGTCAGACCCACTTGTTTTTGCGCTACCTCGACTACCGCCAGTCGCATCACCGTAGCAAATAATTCGACCATTGTGATGTTGCCAATCAGCCACCAGCTTTTGACAAACCACTTGAGTATTGCTGTTGCGCGGAATATGCACCTCGCCAATCACGCCCGTACCAAACTGACTACCACCAAAATCTAGGTCTTGGCACACAACCGCAACACCTGGATCAACATTAAAATCGAAACAAAAAATTAGTGGTCTTTGCGGATTGTATTCGAGTCTAGCGCAATGCTCGCGCTCATTGAATTGGTAGTAGATTCGACCGCTGTAATACAGAAAGCTGGCTTCGTATTCTTGTTGATACGTCTGCGGATCAAGCTCTCGTTTTGCCGCTTCAATCTCCTCATCTGGCAAAATGTCGGCACTAATCCAATGATATGCCGCCCAGTTCGGATCACCTGAATCCATGGCATATCGATAGCGATCATAGTAATGATTTCGTCCCTCTGGTACTCCAATCAAATCACACCAACCAGAGCGGTCGGATAGCGCTGGTCGAATATTCTCACCCCATGCTTTTTCTTTGGTGTTTGCATACTCATCTAATACGCCACCATCCCACGGCTGACCTTCAATCCGTTCAGGTCGATCCAGCCCACAAACCCAAATAGACGAACCATTCAGCATGGGAATAATCAAGTCGCTTTCACGCGGACGGCCTTTTTTTATCCATGATGGAACGAGTGCCTTAAGGTCTTCCCAGAATATGCGCTTGGATTGCTCACGAGTAGGAGCAGCCACGAAAAAACGAGGGTTTTTAAACGCAGTGCCTTGCATTGCTCTATAAACCAATTTCCGTTTTGATATTTCAGATTTACCACTCCGACGACCGGCCGGAACAACGTTAAACCTAGCGGCGCTTTTCCATAATCGTATCTGTTCGGAATGAGGTAGTAACTCATACCAGCGATCACCCAGTAATTGCAACTTACTACTCATTATCGCCCATCATAGTTGCAACCTGCCTGAGCGCATCTTGTATTTTTACTGCAACGGTATCGGCATCATCAACCATATCACCGATCAACTCCGCTCTGATCCGTTCGAGATTGCCTACCCTACTGAGACATTCACCTATTATTTTTTCAAAGTCTGGCAATTTTTTGATCTTGCGCCGCTTCGTTGTTTCATACGTTCCCGAGTCATTGCTAATCTCGTTAGTCTCCTCGGAGTCCTCAACAACAATCAATCCATCAACCGCACCACTCGCCCAATCTTTGCGAGCCTTGGACGCTCTGAGCAACTGCAATCGAGCGATAACCAATTCCTGCTCAATACTGCCGATCTGGTCCAACACAGGAAAGTAGATAGCAATCTCATCATCAGCCAGTGCGCTGGAATAGATGCCATGGATCAAGCCACCCTTTGCCGGATCGCTGCTACCTGGATTTTTGCCGCCATGCAAATTACAGCGCTTTTTGTCACGCATTGGGGGTTTGGTGCAAATACCGCCTTTTCGTGTTTTAGCACCGCAAATTGGCATCAAGCAACCCTCGAAAAAAACAAATATAATCCATTATATACATGGGATTGCATTCTACTCGACCCGCTACAGACCAAAATCAAGCAGCAGTTTTTTAGTCAAAACGCGCCGATCTTTCAGCCCATTTGTGCCGCCATTAATCGCTCTCGTCAACAGCTTCACATCATTTTTATCGGCAATCCGATTGAGCCGGTTGACATCCCAATAGAACGTTGCGGACTCGACCGCATATTCATCAGAGACCAAATCAGGATTAGCTAGTATTTTGCTATCACCAACCCATTCACTGAAATCGCGATAATTGTTTTTGCCTGTAAGTTGAATCAAACCGCGACCGCGATATCGATAACCGTCGCCACTAGTTTCGTTACCGTTACCCATCCGGTCGGCATAGACCCGATTACCGATCTTTTTCGGATTGCGCGCATATTGCCTAGCTCGGTCAGCATTGAAATATTTCGAGAACACCGTAAGCAATGCCGATTCAGAGTAATTCATATTCTCCCTTGTGTATCTCAATTTGCCGGACTCATGCAGCAGTTGTGCGATGAAATGTGAGGTTCTAATTTCGGTATCAATATCATGAAGCAACATGCATAAATTCAATTTACCCACGTATTTTTTCGCCCGAGACGGCTTAACACCCAGTGCTACCAATGCCGATACTGTAATCATAATCTACCTCAACCAAACGATTCTGCTTTTCTGCCATTTGTATCCATACATGCCCGCATGTTCCCATGGGGTTTCGCGGCGCTTGTTCACTGTCCTTGCTATCTGTTCTTTGCGTCTCTGCTCTGCGTGTTTGCCGCAAAACCTAGCGCTCACGCTGACTATTTTATTACAACCAACGTGAGCGCATGGTTTTTTTGCAGAGACCGGCATGAGCATGAGTTGCTTTACGGCAACTGCTCAACCGTTATGCCTGGATCACTCGGCGGCTGCGGCGGTACAACAGCAGCTACCACATTTGCGTCATAGGCTGCGCTGCCGCCATCGTTCGTTAATGTAAGAACCGCCTTTACTACATCGCCATTGCTCACATCAATAGTTTGATTGTTTGATAAAAAATTCAATCCGACACTAACCGGCCCAACAACAATCAAATCATTTACGCTCCACGTAATTGTTGCGCTCGTTGGAGGGACTGCCAGAGTGTCAAGGCGCGTAAAGTTTGCGCGGAACGACTCATCAGCAATGCTGGCAAATGAGATCAATGTAAAAATTGTAGCAATGATAATTTTATTCATAACAGCCCTATAGTTTAGGTAAAGAGACGCCGCGCTGGTTTTGATATTTCCCAGAACGATCCAAATACGATAC